TAATGATGATGCAAACATTGACATTAGTTTTACCTCAGTAACTTATTTAAATGAATCGTATCGTGATGGTAGAACATTTTTTATAAATGGTATTGAAATAATGCCCAAAATTGGTAGGACTGTTTATTTTGATGGTTTACATTATAGACACGGTGTAACTCAAGTAGATATCGGAGTTAGATATACATTACCAATCTGGTATAAAAAAACTAATATCTAATATCCTACAGTCAACGAAATTATCCTTAGATGCGTTAAATATACATGCACAGAGATACACTATTGCAAGTTAGGGAACTACTAACAAGGAATTTGGACATGTTTGAAATATCATCCAGATTAAATTTAAATTTGGACACTGTCCGAACAGCAATAAACACTATCAACAACCTTCTCACATAACCAAAATATTTGACTTTAAATCAAATTCATGTTATTATAACTACATGATTAATTTAACCTTCGAAATCGGATATCCTTGGTCGAATGACAAATTCAAAACATTGTTTTATCGTACATGGAAGACTCCTATCAAAAACAAATTTTTTGAAATTCAATTTATCAATGATAACTTACATCTATTGAATTTACAGTTGAACTGGACAAGACAATATGACCATGCAGGTATTAAACTTGAATTGGGTTTGCTTGGATACGAATTAATGTTTCAGCTATACGATAGTAGACATTGGGATTATGACAAAAACAATTGGGTAACACATGAAAATCAGTCCACAAGATAACGCAAGATTAGTACTTGACAATATACGTAATCAAAAAGCGGTATTAGATAATATAGAACGACAGCATCGGGAATTTCAAACCAAATCAACAATGGACGACAAAATTAAAGAATATAAATTAGAACGTAACAAATTTATGCACGAACAATTTCAGAAATTAATAGATGGTATCTATTACGAACAGGCACAGCAAAATTCCTTCAAAATGAAGGGTACTAACATTGATAAGGAAGTATAATGTATAATTTTCCCGGCCCCAGCCGTTTCGCTAGTTTGTTATTTCCTGTTGTAGTTGTGATAGGAGTAGTATTTGTATTACAATTGGCATGGAGTTTTATAACCAAAGATAATTATGATGCCGAATCTATTACTGTTGAATTTCATTGCCCAACTGTACTATCAATGAAAGAAAATTATCCAACTTTTGTAATTAATGAATGTAAAAATCTACATGATAACTAAAGAACAAATTATACATGATATGTGTATGACATACAGACACGATTATGGGTTGCGTAAAACAGACAATGATCCTCCCTGGACGTCAGGTATGACTGAGCAGGATGCCAAAATGCTTTACAAAACAATGGAACAAATATATAATAACAACATTGAACCTATTATTGACTATTATAAGGAAAAAGAAAATGCACTTAAAACAAGTAAATGAAATAACAGACCATCAAATTATTGAAGGTAGCGAGTATGGTTGGAACTGCTATCCAAACGCAAGATATTTAAATTACGAAAGCAAATTTGCCTATGTGTCTGTACTTTACAGTACTGAGACACAAGAAATTTATGAGGCAGACGTGACCATCAAACCAAATAATTGGTTTGGTGAAGATAAAGATATGAAACCTTATCGTTGGTTGAATCCCGAACATAAAGATGCTATGATAGCTGAGGCTAAGTCACGCAAGGTCAAATGGCGCAAAGCATGGGATGATGTTAAGTGGGTAGACCTTGAGACTGAGGAAGACTTTTTAGAAAAAGCAAAGGCAATCTTTAATGGTATTGAAGATTTTGATAAACGTGTTCAAGTACCTATTGAATTAGAAAATGATGTTATGTTACAATTGTGTATGGAAGCACATAAGCGTGATATCACATTGAATCAAATGGTTGAGAAAGTATTGCGTACTGCTATCGATGAACATGACCGTAAAAAGTTAGCAGAAGATTACGCAGTGGACGTTGGATGAACAACATTTTATTTGGTATTATTGATTGGATAAAAAGTGATTACAAAACTAACAAATTTCGGTTTTGCGTTGAGCTTGTTGCTTGGGGCATTAGTATTGGATGTGCCATTACAATGGCCCTCACTGTTCCAACTCCCCCTTTACTGGCTCTTTATCCTATCTGGATTGCAGGCTGTGCTATGTACGCTTGGGCTAGTTATACTCGCCGATCGTTTGGTATGCTTGGGAACTACCTCTTGCTCACGACAATCGACTCCATTGGTTTGATTCGTATGTTAACGTAAGGAAAGAAAATGAAAAAACAAACAGTATATATTGAAGAAGATCCTGTTACAGGTGATTTGATTCTCCCGCTACCAGAAGGTATGTGTGATGAACTAGGTTGGGAAATCGGTGATACACTTAAATTTAAAACAAATAAAGATGGGAGTTTTACCTTGACTAAGAAAGAAAAGAAAGACACACAGTGGGTATTGGTTGAATGTGTAAGTACATTCCGTGAACGCTATATGGTCGAAGTGCCCGTTGGCATTGACAAGTATGGTAAAGATAAAAGTGAATGGGCATTAGATACTGTTACAATGAACGAAGCTAAAGAATTTAGTCAAGAACATATTGGTGAACAGATTGTTAGCCATCGTGTTGTGACTAAAGAAGAAGCATTGGCTTTATGTGATAAGGACAATGACTACGGTAGTTCTTGGGATGAAAAGACAAAAATCAAAAACTTTTTTACAACCTGGAAAGAACAGGAAGAAGAATGAATATCAACACTGAATGGACAGACAAAGATTGGAACAATCTTGACCATTGGTTGCGAGGAGTATTACAAACAGAAACGGTTACCGTTACCTTTACTAAAAAAGATGGTACTGAACGTGTAATGAACTGCACAACTAATCCAGATATTGTTCCTAAAGTTGAAATCAAAGAAGGTAGTAAACCTCGCAAACAATCCGAAACTACTATGCGAGTATTTGACACTGATATCAAAGAGTGGAGAAGTTTTACAGTAAAGTCAATCAAACATCTAAGTGTTGAATTTACTTTTGGAGTGGAAGATGATACGGTATGATGAAACTGCACAAGTTAAATGTGTTGACAATGGTCAAACCGTAACCGCTGACGTACTTGAGTTTAAGCCTCAGGTTATGTTGAGTATTAGTCTGAATAAAAGTATCAAATTGGTACTGAAATATTCTACTCAAAGTGATGAGTATCAAGGCGATTTGTATGGTAGAACTTTTATTTCAAAAGGACCAAAAGCTACTCACTACAGCACTGGTCGGTAAATTTGACAATAAATAAGGGTTCTGTTATACTAAAGGCTATGAAAAAAGAACTCTTATCATTCACTATTGAGCAACCCAAACAACGTCACCACAAGATGTTGTTCCAAGTTGGTACGCCTTTTAAACAAAAAGTAGTACAAAATAAGACGTTGTATAAACGCAACGAAAAACACCGCAAAAATCAAGATTCCTGACAGGTTGACAATAAATCGGTTTGGGTATATAATACTTGTATTGACAGTAAGGAATTGGTATGAAATTCACGTTGATTGCAAGTAATGGTAAAGTATTCACTTTCTTCATCCGTGCAGTTGCGGAAACATATCAAAAAGCATACGGTGGTGTCATTGTCACAAACGAAGTTTTGGTTGACAATAAATCCAAAGTTTGATATACTACGTGTATTGATTGATTAACTCAAAGGAGCGACAAATGGAAAAACTCTCAAAAATTCAACAAGTCAACCAAGCTATCATGTTTGGCAATTTCACTAATGATGAACTTACTAGCATCAACGATGCCGTTAAGTTTGCACGTGCTAGTATTGCCAAGCAAAACAAACGTGAAATGACTGTTGGTACAGTTGTCAAATTCAAAAACAGCCGCACTGGCATGACCGTGACTGGTACTGTCAAAAAGGTAAACAGAAAGTTTATCCTTGTGAATGAGCAAAAAGCAGGTAGTCTGTTTGGTTCTACTTGGAGAGTTCCAGCTAGCATGTTGGAAGTTGCGTAAAAACAACACACCCAAACTTGACAATAAATGGGTTTGGGTATATAATAGAATCTTAAACAGTAAAGAAAAGGAAACGAAATGACTACAATCACTACTGAAATTTATTATGGCATGTTCTCTGACGAAGGTAACATGGCTGTTCACGGTATTGTAACAGTTGCCAAAAGTCAAAAACTGTCATGGAAACAGACTTTCAAGGCATTGCGTGACTTGGCCGATTCTAATCCTGACATGTTCGGTGAGGCAATGGACACAATGGTTCGTGAATGTGTCTATGATGCTATCGGTGCCGATAAGCGTGGTGAATGTTTTTACATCTAAGGAACAAACATGACTAAAAAAATCTCCATTAAAGTTTTTGCAGATCCAGGTCATGCTTGGGCACGTATTGCAAAGTCCAAGTTGGTGTCACTTGGAATCGCCGACAAAATCTCTACATACAGTTATCAAAAGGGTGAGAATGCATTCCTGGAAGAGGACTGTGACCTGTCAGTGTTGATGACTGCTCTCCGTGAGCGTGGCTATGAAGTAAAATTCAACGAAAGTCACACCAATCGTCAAAGCAAAATCCGTAGTTATTTTACCTACAGAGCATCCTAAGGAGTATATCATGGACTTTGTTATCAAAGTAATTGAAGGTGTCGGTGAAGTTGGTATTGATACTGAGGCTAGCCCGGGTAACGGAAAGTACTACGTCAAGAGCTATGTATTAGACTATGATGCAGTAGGATTTGATACCTTGGAAGATGCATTGTTGGAACTAGAGTCAGTGGCCTAAAAGGTTGACAATAAATCAGTTTGGGTATATAATATAATCTTAAACAGTTGATTAAAGGAATCAAAAATGAAAGCACTTAACGCATACATCTCCCAGCAAAACAGTTGGAATTCATTGTTCAGCGGTAACGTTGTGGTTTATGAAGTTAAAACGGCTGAGGGTCGCAAACGTGTTGCACAAAGTATTGATGCCGCACTGAGCCCTGAGAATCTGTCCTGTGACGGCGAACTGCCCCGCAGTCAGGTGCAAGCCCGTTATCGTGCATTGACTGGTGCCGCTAAAGACCTCATCAAGTTGGATCCTAGCGTTGCTCAATACATGTACGAATTTTCGGAGTAATAATCATGGAAAAAATTGCTGTTATGATTGGGGCAATTGTCATTGCTATTGCAGGACTATTGTTACTTAGTTTCTTACTAAGTTGGCCGGTGTACATGCTTTGGA